AATTTTTTAGACTTTGTTATAAAATCTGAACACATACTATTATTTACATCATAGAAAGCAGAACATCTACACATCACATGAGCTGGTGGATAACTTACTCCTACATCAGGAAAAGGTTTATCAATAGGTACAGTTTTGCCATTTAAAGGAGAACACACTGGGCATACCCTTTCATCTTGAGCTGTTTCCCATGTTTTATGAGTTACTCCATTCATCCTAGCAGTTTCCCATCGCATAAACTCTGCAACGGCTTCTGTTTCAGTAGTGACAATACGCTTAGCCCTAAGCTTAGATAAATCAGTACCTTTTTGTTGTAACCGTTTAATCATTTGTGCTTTAGTCTCCTTTAATTTAATTCCTTTTGCTAACTCTTTTACCATTGTTCTTCTAGTAACATCATCTAAACCTTTTACTAATTTATCCACACGTTCAGCAATTTTTTCTTTTAACATTTTATTAGATAGTCTGAACTTAATGGGCTTTGGTGTAGGTATTTGATCTATAATTGTTTGCCCTGCTTTGTTAGTCGTCGTTTTTAAATAGTCCCTAAACTCTTTTCTAAAGCCATAATAAGAACCAACTGACTTACTCTTATTTTCTACTTGAGTGCCTAGAAACAAAAGAAATGGTGCCATTTTAAGCGCGTTCTCGCCTACCATAAACTTGTCGCCTTGTAGTTTCTCCCTTTCTAATTCCTTTAAATCACTTTCTGATCTAACATCTTCTTCATCTGCTTTAATAAAATTTTTATTAATCTTTACCTTTTTACCTCTAGGCTTAACAAAGAAAGTTTTATATCTATTATATATTGTATTAATAATCCCAGAAAATAGAATACTATTCCATTGATCTGCTAAAGCTTTCTGTATTAACTTTTGCATTTGTTTATAAGGCTTTGACCTTTCGAGCACTCTGAAAAAATCTTCATCGGGAACTCCTTCTACATTTCCAAAGTGTTGTTCTGGCATTACTTATATAATGGTTTAAAATAATTAGCTTTTACTTTTTTCTTTGTCTCATCTTCCTCTAGTACATCCTTTTTGTCTGGTGCTGGTACTTTAATCTCTTCATCAGCAGGGTTTGGACTTCTACCACCATCATATCCTTCTTCATCTTCTAACTCAGGGTCGGTAAATGTATCTATTCCCTCACGTTTAGCCACATCCGATGGTAAAACAACACCAGTTTCTATATAAATTTTATCTATTTCAGCCTGTGTTTTTTTACTTGTCATGTCTGTATCCCTTTTAAATTTAAATACAACATCAATAAAACCTTGAGGTATCATTATTTCTCTGTTTATATACTCTTCTATCAATGTAAGCATGTTACTAACACCTCTAGCATTAGTTAGAGCAGCCTGTACTTGTGCTGTCGCCCTGTTAACATCTTGCGTGATGTTTGCGTCTTGTGAAGTTAAACCATACGTAGCAAGCTTTAATCTAGATAGCCAGTCAATATAGTCCATGTACTGCATATCTTTGTTTGTCTGGTTGAATGAAGTAAACTTCTTAGGATTATCACTTCCCCAAATAAATTTTAGTTTTTGTGTGTTAGTTACAACCGTTGCATTCCATAAAGCTATAAAATTTTGAGCTTCGTCCCCACTCATATTACCTAAGTCTAATAGTCCTGGAGGAATATTATCTTTAGAAAATATTTGAGCATTATATACATCAGCATTCAATGATGCTTGTACTGTCATAAGTATTTCCTCAATAGGACTTTTACCATAACCATAACTTTTGACATCATTCTGAGGGTTCTGCATGATATAAATAATCTCATTAGGTGCAAATTTAGCCACTACTTTTCTATTAATCATTTGCACATACCCTCCTAGATCTCCATATTTATTAATTACAGGACGAATGGTTGAACCATCCACTGCATTTAACTCGGTTAACTCACCATCAGCATTAAATACTTTCTCAATAACACCTGCGTCTATTGTTAGTATATCTTCTACAGCCATATCCAATAATGTTCTTAAATTCTCCCCTTGAGTATTTACTAACTCAAAAAAGGTTGTAGCCTTTTCAATATGCTCTTTACTATAATCATTAATATTTTGTTTCTTAGGAATAATATTCCACTCAGCCTGACTAACTGTTTTTTTAATCACATTAATACAAATCCTAATAATAGTATCACTGGCAGCTATTAATTTTAATTGCTCAAAGCTTACTTTAGAAGGTTTACCATACCCTACTTTTGTAACATCACCAGATACTCCTGGCATAAACCCTCTGTCTGTTCCTCTTCTACTAATCGCTATGGCTTTCTTCTGTTTGCTAAAAAGAGTATTAGATATACCTACTCCTAGCCTGCTTATTGCTTTATTAATAATATCCGCCATAACAAATTGGTTTTAATTAAATAGGTAAGGGCCCAAAACGCTCAGACAATTTAAATCCTTTCTGGAACCTCTCTTGCTTTCTGCTGTTCTTTTCAACTACATAATAAACTTCCACATTCTTTTTGTTGAGCACAATGCGCACATATATATTAGAATCATCCTCAAAAGTACTTAAGAAATTATTTAAATCATCTAAATTTGTGTACTTGTGTATTCTCATAAGGTTAAAATACCATAGTTTATTATAAAATCAAAACTTTTTTAGCCAAGCAGACCTTTATCAGACAGCATTTGTAATCTTTCATAATGCTTCTCTTTCTCACTCTTAATCATAGACGCAGGAGTCTCCCCTGGTTTTACTGCAAAGAATGACCCAGCAGACATACCTATTTCCCCGCCAGTATCCTGCACACAATTAAACACTGCACCACATACGGCATCAGCCACATCTTTACTAGAACCTGGTCTATGATCTACTTTGTTTGCCTTAGTTATCTCTAATCCAGCTAACTCTTCTAGTAATACAGGCATTTCATGGCACTTAATTCTCTCAGAATATATCATTTCTTTAAGTGTTTGATAAGGCTCTATTGTTCTATCAACAGATAAGTATTCAGATCTCAACCCTTTACTTCTTAATAACTGTAATGTGTCTTTAGAATTATGTACAAATACCCCAGCACCGACAGCAAAATTGTGTAGCCCTTCTATTTCAATATCCCAAGTATCATCTTGTATGCCTAGCTTTTCAACCTTAAGCACCTTATGATTATAACTACTACAAAATTCAGCCCATGTTCTAAAACCTTTAGTTTTAATCCTACTTCTAACCTTCCCTGGTTTAACATTTAATAGTTTACAAACAGCCACTAACTTTTTATCTGCATGCTTTTGTAGAATATCCACTGTTAAACTCTCATCGTATTGTGGGTGATCTTTTCCATAGTGTGCCGTATCCCTCAGCATCATTTTTTCCCTGTGCTTAGGATCCTGCCATATTTTCTTACCTGCCTCCGAAATATTTTTTTTACCTTGCTCACTTGTTATAGTACCTAGTCTAGGCTTCGTTAATATATTTCTTTCAACACATCTTTTACTCATCTTTTCATGCTCACCTTTTTTTGACCACCTTTTTTTATTACCTTTAGACAACATCTCCTTCATACCTTCTGGATCTTCTTTCCACCTTCTTTTAGCTGTCTCCCCTAAAGCTTTATTCTTTCTTGCTAGAGCCTCTGGATTTTTACTTAAAGCTTCTCTCGCTATAATTAATCCTTTGCGTCCTAAATCACCATGTAAAATACCATGTTCTTTATAAGTAAGACTTTCTAAGTTATTTGGTGCATTATTTAACTTGTCTATATCTTTATGGTGTATTACTTTCCCTCTTTCGATTTCTTTTTTCTGTCTCATAACAGCTCTATGTGTATACTCCCACTTACCTCTTGGGTGTAAAATCATTTCATAATCTTTTAAATCAGCCATTCCTTCTTTACGATATAATGGCATTAAACTTGTACCCTCAGTTAATTTGTCAGCCCTAGTATAACTACCATCCCTTAACATAAATGGGTGATTCCCAGAACAATCCACAAACTTTCCACTATCTAAATAAACTCTATATATATCTTTCTTCCCCGAACACCACACATTTTTAATCTTACCAAACCCTATATCTCCATGCTTATTAATAGAATAAGTATATTCACCAACTTTTAAATCTTCTATACTCTTTTCTTTTCCTGTTAATAAAGGAATTTTAGAACTGTTCTGTAAAGACATATCTTCTTGGTTATTGATATTATCTTTATTATACATTGAACTTTGAAACGAATCAAGCGAAACTATAGGTATTTTTGTGCCACTCCTAAGACATTGATATGAATCTAGTGATACAACTTTAATACTATATCCCATAGCTTTTAAGGCATATACTTTATTTCTAACATCACTAAAGGCTATCTCGCCTGTTGGCCCAGCCCCAATCCTCTCAGCTAAATCAACCACAACTGTTTTATGCCTCTCTCCTGTTATTACATTCTCTTTCCAGCCACCAAAATGGCACATGGCAAACCCAGCAAAATCTCCCTTACCTTTTTTGTTTAAAGCTAAATCAATATGTATATAGTAATTACACCTTAAAGCTGCCTCTGGGAATACATACTTATCACCAGCTTTCACAGGGTTAACTTCCTCTGTAAACATCTTCTCCACAATTTCTCTATGGGGCATAAAGGCCATAACCGCTTTACTTGGTACTGCCGCAAAATCTCTCTTGGCTTTGTCAGGGTCTTGTAAAAAAGACTTCTTAAATTCATCAGGTATTTCCCACACCTCTTTATACATATCAAACTCATCATCTAATCTGCATATTGTACTTTTGTCTTTAGGTTCTTCCTTAATTATTAAACTTTGTCTCGCATTAAAATAAAATTTATCTTTATGATACCCCTCGCTATATGGTTTCAACTTCCATGTAGGCATTTGCGCTGAATAAATTAGGTCTTTCATACCTCTTGCTTCCTTTAGCTTAGCCATAACAAAGTCACCTTCGTATAAAGGAGATGAAATCATTACTAATAATCCTTTACCAGGAAAACGAGATACAATACGTCTTTGCAGTGCCATATAAATTTCTTCAGCTACTTGTTTATTATCATTGTCTAAATAGAAAGCAGCCTCATCTAATGTTGCATTAAATACATTATATCCAAGAGGTGTTGTTGATTTACTATTACCAGCAAGCAGTAAAATATTATTCTCTAGAAATTTAATACTACTCCCTAGAATATGTGGGTTAAAACTCATAAACCAAGGACTCTTCTGAATATAAGATCTAATACCAGCAAAACCTACCTCTAATGCCTGAGTAGCTGTAGTACCCATGTTCATTAATGTAATAGGTTTATCCTTAATTAATTTAAATGTTTCATGTGGGTTACGATAACAAAGTAATTCATGCGCTTTATAACATGCTAATAAATTACTCAACAAAGTTTTACCCCCACCAATACCCGCTACGATTACCGCTTCAGTGTATCCTCCATGTAAAATATCATTACCCAGCTCCCTAACTTTCGGATAAACAAGCTTACCAATACCTAAATACCTCTTATCATCTAAAAATGTATCAAAAGAAACTCTAGGAAAACGCCACTTTTTTTGATCTTTTAAATATTCAATAAAAAACTCTACATCTTGAGAGTTTCTTATAATTTCTATCTGGGCTTTGGATGCCTCGTAAGGAGACTGAGGCAACTGTTCCCAAATGGTTGGTATTTTAGGTATTAATTTTGTCATAGTATTTTATGTGCTCTCTAAAATGGAGCCTCACGCAGCATCCTCTTCCGCTTTTAACTTATCTCTAACCATTTCCATTTCTGCTATAAGTCCTTTCACTATTGCTGGCTTAGTATTCTGAAGCTCTACTGTAGCATTATCGAATATTGCATTAATATTATTCTGTTGAAAATTAACATTAATATTTTGTCTTCCTTTATTCCAATTCTGTATCTCAATATAATCCATCTGCATTTTTTGCATCTTATCCAATGAATCAGCATACTCAAATGGTTTCCAATCAGATAATTTAACAACCTTACCATCTTTATCATATAGTAATCTTCCTTTACTCTTACTAGCAATATGTATAGATAATTTTTCCATATTAACTTCCATTTGAGCAACGAATGCTTCCCGCATTTGATCTGCATGATCGTAATCCTGTACGGTAAGCACTCGATTTTTTCTGTAATAATCAGCAATATCTCTTTCAATAGTACGCCTTGAAACACTCCCCCAGCCTCGTGTAGCCGCCTCAGCATTAATCTGTTTAACAATAGTGGCTACACTCATACCAGCAGTCTTTAGCATTACTGTATAATCTCTTCTCTCACCAATTAATGTATCTGGAACAGCCGATTTTCTGCCTGTTTTTGCTTTTATTTTTTCTTCTATCATACAAGTGTAAAGTCAAGTTTATTATCTGCATTCGCTTTCAAAGCTTTGTAGATAGCCCAAGCCATTGTCATTTTCCACTCAGGTATCTCTTCTCCATCCCAGCTTTCCATAATCTTATTCTTTTTATGCCAAGTGATAATAGAGTCTTCAATCACTACTGGTACATCTGGTATAAGTTCTACTTCTTTAACTTTACCTTCAAATGTAGCCCCTCCTGTAATCTGGCTATAACTTTGTGTTGTTTTAATCTTCCCATCAATCGGGTCTATAATTTTATAAATACCTGCTGATACCTTGCCAATAGCAAACACCCAATGTGAATGATTTACTTCCAATATTACTGCCGTATCAGGACTATCAAACAAAGCCTTATCAATAGTGTCATAATTAGCATTATAAAATCTCCATGTAAATTTAAATGCACTATCCACTGCATCCTTAACTGAGTGCCAATATATTTCAGCCTGATCTGTAAATTTACACCCTTTAGCCAATTGAGCAGGTGTTTTATAAGTCCCATAATAATCAGACATCATTGAGATGGCTGTAAGAGTACACCCCCATCTTGCTAGAGTATATTTAGTATTTCCTATAGTAACGCCTCCCCATTTAGGGTCTCCTTGTCTTAGTTTTAACATAGAATTTTATTAATAATAAAAATACTAAACTTCCTTCTCTGTTGGTACTGGTTTCAATTTCTCCTCTTTCTTCCTAGTAATTGGGTCAATTATATCGCCTGTCTCAGGGTCAACATTAACTGGTTTAGTAACATCTTCAATCGTTATTTCTTTCCCATCCCTCATACATGTCACATTATCTATTATTGTAATAGTACCATCCTCAATAAAAGGAATAACATCTCCCTCTTTAACAGTATCAAACTCTTTACTTGTTAACTTTAATACCTGCATGTTTCTTGCATAATCATAATTAAGGGCAAGAACAATAGCATCCTCTGGGATATTATTTCCACTAACAAAAATAGGTTTCTTACTCAATAAAATATCCACAAACAAATTAGGACTAAAGGCTAACAACTTAATTCTACCTTCTTTGATAAGTTGTTTAACATCAACCAGGTTTTCTTTCTTTACAATATCACTCATACTTTTATAAATTAAATAATACTAAGTAGCTCTTAAATTTCCATATGTAAGTATATGAACTCTAGGGGATAGTTTATAACCATCCTTCTTACAAATCTTTAGTAGCATATCCATACCCTTTTTAATTTTCTCTACCTCAATACCTTCTGGCATTAGATATATTAATTTTGTGGGTACATCATACTCTTCCTGCCATACTTTAATCTCTTTTAAATCAGCTTCAGCAGTGTCCGCCCCTACAACAAATTTAAATATCACGTTCTCATAACTCTTGGCTATAGCTAAATATTGTTTTATTACCCTACCAATATCTCTAATCTTTTTACAGTTACCGCTTGAAGATAGTTTAGGTGAACAATTTATTCTATCAAACATATATTCCTTTTCAATAAACATTGTACCATTTGTTTCTACTTCAAATACCCATTCAGAGCTTTGTGCTGATAATGCCTCCATAACTTCATATATTTCCTTTTGCTGTAGTAAAGGTTCCCCGCCTGTAAATACTACATGTTTAATCGCCCCAGCGTATTCGGTAATAAATCTAACAACTGATGCCGTGTCTAAGTTAATTACATAGTCTTTCCTCTCCATACTCTCAAAGTAATCACTACTCTTATCCTTATCAAATAACCATGTATATGCTGTATCGCAGAATGAGCACTGCAAATTGCAGCCTGCAAGTCTTACGAAGACACATGGTTCCCCGATAGTCGCACCTTCCCCTTGGAATGACTGGAATATCTCAGGTTTGCCGCTAGGCATTTTTGAAACTAACATATAATTTAAATTAAGTTTACTTTTTAACTATACCTTTCATCGCCCACATAATACATTCATCTAATTGATCTAGAGCAATATTCCTACATAGGTCATTGCCTTTCCCTGACAATATCACTGCATATAACTCAGCCGCTTTCTTTCTCATATTAATCATTTGATCTCTCTCAGAATTTGATAACCCTTCATACTTATCCTTATATTCTTGTAGCATATAAATTATTAAGATTTTTTACCTTCACGCCTAATTATCTTTATAAGCTGAGGCTCTAAATTCAGCATATGAAGTTGGTGTTTCCCATATTTTAATTGAGTATAGCTCTACACCATAAAAAGCTTTGAGCTCGTCACTCAGCATATTAAATACCCACTCAGCCATATTCTCAGCAGTTGGCACAAAATCTACAACGGTTACTGCAAATTTATTTTTAACTAAAAACTCTGTGACTAATTCATCTCTCCTGTCAGACATATACTTATGGTCTAAGTTCTCATCTATAAACTTTTTAACATGTTGTTTTAAGTCTGAGAAATCCAATACCATTCCTTCTAAGTGTGAACCCTCGCAAGCATTAACGTCTCCCTTTATTGTGACATGCATTTTATATGTATGCCCATGAATATTCCAGCACTTCCCAGCGTGACTACGCAATCTGTGTGCCATATCAAAAGTAAATTCTTTCGTGATTAACATGTTGGCAATTTGTTATGTAAATTATTTCCTTTTCTTACGTTTCTTTTTCTTTTGGTCTGTCCCGTAGATAATTTCCTTATTCTCTCTAGGTGGCACTGCATTTATTATATCTTCATCAGTTATTTCTAGCTTACCAATAACATCTGGGATAAATTCAGGAGTTAGTGCATTCTCTTTTAGTATTTTTTGCATATTAACTGCAACCTCTTCTAACTTTTCTGGAGTCAATTCAGTCCCAACCCGTACAGGTGTACGGGTATATGTAGAAGAAATATCAGTAAAATCATCACTTGTATTATAAACTCTTTTTGCTTTTGGTTTATCCAAATCTTTTCTAGCTTTAATAAAATCCTCATCTAGTATTTGTAACTCACCACATATAGTACACTTTAAAAAGTCTTTAGTCTTTTCAAACCAACGACCTCTTACATCTTTACGCCTCGATATAATTTCTATATGAGGAACAAGTGTATTCTTATCTGTATTACCGCATTGACAAATAAGTCCTTGAAAATTTGGGTTGTTTACCACTACTATTCCTTCACTAGGTTTATAATCTTTCATAATGTTTAGGTTTTTAAGTATTCTTACTACTTTCTACTGGGGCTAGAGTACCAAGTTTTCCGCTTCTACAAGCCAAAGGTACTTTTTAAGCACATATTTTAAAGAGGCATTGGAACTTCATACTCACAAATCTCTACACTTATAACGCTACCATCTATACCTGCTTCAGCTCTCAAATGCTCTGGTACTTCCTCTTTAGCCGCGTTAATAAGCTCATCATGCCTACTTAATGCTGCCTTAATAGCTTGGTTATCAGACACATACTCTTCACCAGCCAACATGTATTCAAACACATCGCCTCCACCTGATTTAATTTTAATCAACATATCTGCATGTCCCATACTATTACTGGTTAAATTTTAATTGGTGCATTGTATTCACTGAGTGATATATGGCAGATACTAGTACCCATATCCAGAGCCTTTCCATATTCCTCATGTTTAGATATTGCTCTATTAATGGCTTTCCCTTCTGATATAAAGTCTTTACCCTCCATAAGATATTCAAACTCAACACCCTCATTTGAATATATTGTTATCAACATATCTGCATGCCCCATATAGTTTTTTATTATTAAGTATTATTACCCTACCATATCTCCCTTACATATGCAACGTGACAAAACTGCCAAATCAAAACCTTTATAAACTAATCTCTTCATTGGCTTCTTTTATAGTCATTTTCTTTAGTCTATCATTAATTGCGTCTAATTCATCTGGTGCATTATCTTCTAGGTAAGTCTTACATACGTTTTCTAGAGCTGATGCTTTGTCTCCTTTAACCTCTTCCCCGATTTTTATGGCTGCTTCTATTATCTCTAATTGTTTTAATGAGCAACTCACTGTAAATTCGTTTAACATTAACTCCCCATTTTCCCCAGCCTCAATTATTTTGTTCAAAGCATCTGGATCCATATTAAATGCTGTTGGATCAAATTCTAATAAATCATCAAAGCTTTTAAGCTCAATTTCTGTATAACCTAACTTCTCTTCTAATTCTTCTGGTGTGTACTCTTCCTTTAACATCTTTAAAACTTCTGCCAATTTTAGGCTATCAAATTCTCCTCTAAGCCTATTCATATTAATTGTTTCTACCATAGCTTCTTTCCTAGTCATGTCTTTTTTTACATCACAAGGAACTTCACTTAGACCTAAATCTTTAGCATTTATCCATCTGTGCTCTCCATCCACTATAATATATGGAATTGTTAAATCTTTTTCTTCTGGTGTAGTTCTGTCTGGAGGTCTAACAAGTAAAGGTGCCTTTATACCTTCCTTTTTAATATTTCTATTTAAATGCCCCATTATTTTCTCTGGAACAACATTCGGGTTGTAATCGTTTGGCTGAATGTCCGCCACTGAAATCATAACAATTTCCATTTCTATATTGGTTAATTAATTTAAATTCTAAGCTTTTTTATCCCTATGCATTTTATGTTTGGGTGTTGCTGTCTATGGCATGGCACACATAAAGTTATACCATTATCTATCTTATAAGCAAGATCTGGGTATTTAGAAAACATTTTTATATGGTGTGCGTGAATTATAAGTCTGCGCCCTTTCGCCCCCCTATCCCCACATAATTGACAAGTATAGTTATCTCTAGCAAATACTGCCTTCCCCCACTCCTTATACTCCCTCGATTTACGCCTTAATTGATTTACCGTAGATTTATGAGTCTTCTTAGTATTAGCCACACCTATCTTGTGCTTAGTTTCTTCTGTCATTTTATATCCCTCCCTATACCCCTTTAAGCCTTTATTCCAAGGTATGCTTCCTAATACAAACTTAGAACTACTCTTATTAGCCTTATTAGCACATCTATGAGAACAGTACTTTTGCTTCCAATTTCTTGTCTTTGAATCAAAAATAACCCCACAAGCTACACATTTTAAATTTTTATACCTATACCCATACTCTAACCCTTCTTTTATTGGCATTTAATATTGCGTTAAACTATTTGCTAAAAATTAATACCTCGTTTAGACCATAACTTTGTCAGACCTTTTTCCTGTTCTATATAGGCAAACACATTACAAAAGTCTAAGTAGTGTGAGTTCTTTCTTCTATTAAGCATAAAATCTTTAAAAGATATTTTTAAATACTCCGAAATTATAGGCCATACCTCTGACTGGAACTTTAAAAAACCTGCATCACTTTCTAATATCGTTTTAGTCTTAAATGTTTTTACCTTAAATGTTTTTTTATTGTAATAGCATAAGCAACCATACCTTTGCCCAACATTCCATGAAGAACTATCCACTGAATACCAAGGATATTCTAGTAAGAAATCATTCTTAGTCATAGCAAAACCATGCACCCTAGCTTTATACTTTAATGCTATACCAAATAAATAGTGGTGAATCTCTTTCGATGGAAAACTACCTATACCCAAGCAATAACCTTGTTTAGCCCACAACTCCCATTCTTTTGTCCAATTAGGTATTGTTGGATGATACACAAGTACTAATCTAGAATTCTCTATGCCTATATCCTTCAAAGCTTTTCTCCACTCAACTACTCTCTTATACCCAACTATTAAATCAATATCTAATTCAGCAATAAGATCAAAATAATGCTGATATTTTTTTAGAAACTCTAAGTAATTAGCAAAATATGCCTCCGGTGTTTCCTTAGTTACACTTTTTTTCTTTTGTGCAATACTCTTTCTACCTACTGTTAAAAAATCTACTTCATTCAAAAATGAATGCGCTCCTGAATCTAGAAATAAGCTTCCTCCTTGCTTTTTAAAGCCTTCTAGTAAGGCTATTATCCTTTCGTCTTTCCAACTTCGTAAATAATAATAAGACACCAACAAATTTTTAGGCTGTTTTACATCCATTAAAACTTTAGTACATCTCTTGCTTTCTGCTGAACTTAAATATATTTTCATAAAAACATTTTTTTGCTAATTTCTACTGGCGAATATTGTGCTAGTAACTGCTCAGGTGCTCCCTTTAATGTAGGATAATCCTTAATTAAATCTTTCAGCATTTTATCTAACTCGTCTAAACTATTATACCTATATCCATCATAAATACTCATAGTGGCATAACTCACGGTGTTTGGAACTAAAGGTATACATCCATTGGCAATAGCCTCAAGCATCGCATAACCAAAAGTTTCTTGCTCTGAAAAACTAACTGCTACTCTAGCCCGTGCTAACAAATTATAGTATTCTTCTTTAGTAGATGTCTCATCTTTTGTCTTTAAAAATTTCCACCCACTACCAGTAAAATGATATGCTAATGAATCAAACTTATCTGGTCTTTTTTCGTATTCTAACCTATGGGGAAATACTACTAAATCTCTTTTACTACACGACTGCCTACTAACCTCATTAGCGTCAAAAAATAAACCAGTAACCTTTAATTTAGCCTTAATACCTTTACCAAACTCATCTAGTATTAATTGTCTATGAAATTCACTACCTAGAAAAACAGTATCAATCTGGTCTAACCAACCTTTTTCTATATTATGCGCCCATGAATACATTCCATTTTTAAATGTGAAGTCATGTTTATCCCAAGTACCCGCATGGAGCACTCCTGTAATTCTAAATTGAATACCTGTCATGGCTCTGATATAAAATAAACCCTCTATGCCTGGAAACCATAAATCAGCAAACCATAATTCATCCCCGTGAGTAATTTCTCCTCGCTGTATTAAATCCACAATTTTCTGTAATTGTGAATATTTGTAGTAATGTGTGCCATAAACGTCCAAAACATCACCAACATTGATCTTATCAGTATATTTAACACCGAGAATCTCTTTAAAGGGTATTTTTAGCTCTGTTAAAGACTTAGGTATCCATTTACACCACTGTTCTGTATAGCGCTCTTCATAGGGCTCCAAAGGTACTAGACATAACATAATTTTTTATCTTAATTCTTTTTTAAGCTTTATATAAAATTTAGGGTGTTTTTTCTTTAAAATCTTATTCCCTTCAATTAATTTTTCATATCCTCCCTTTAATGGATGCCAAGCTACACTGTCTTCTATAAAACCACAAACGTATCCAGCCTCTTTAGCTCTTAAATACATATCCAAGTCTTCATTAAAAAATGGATAGCTCTCATCGAAGCCACCCAAGTTTTCTAATACTTCTCGTTTAAACCACATTGCAGTTCCTATAAACTTATTCTTATTATTACTCTGTTCACCAATAATTTTACTCTGCGCAAAATCAACATTGTTCTCAAAAAAATATTTTAAACCTTTGTTGATAAAGTCAGGAGATAATATAATATCATCATCAATAAATAAAACTACATCTCCTAAAGTCTGCCTCCAACCTAGGTTCCTTGCTTCTGCTGGGCTACTCCCTCGCATTTCAAGCACCAACTCGCCATATGATTGCGCCCTTAAATCTCGTAAGGTGCGCAATAAGGAATCTTTAACTTTACTAGCTATAACTACTGATAACATAAAAAAATATTTATTCACTAATTACTATACCTGAACTCTCACCATCCTCTGATACCTCAATTATATATTTTCTATCTTTTCCATATATATAAGATAACTGAGTATATATACCTTCCGCAATTTGTTCACAAGAACTATCAAACTGTGTATCAGCAAAATGCCCAATATATTTATCTAGCTCTTTTTTAACTGCAAAAAACTCCAACTCTCTATTAAAACCTGTAACCTCAATGGTTACATCTACATAAAAAATATGCCTATGAAAATCTCTAAGAAAAGCTGTTGAATCTGGAGCATCCATCCACCTATGGTATCCTACAAAATTTGTTTTAACCCTTATATATTTTTTCATATTTTAAAAAGTTTTAATGCTTCATTACGAGTTTCAGCATTTTCTTTAAATGCTCCTTTTACATAAGATGTAACAGTTGTAGAATTAGTCTTTTTAACACCTCTCATAACCATACACATATGCATACCTTCTACTACTACCATCAATCCTGCTGGTTTTAAATATTTTTGAATTGCGTCTGCAATTTGAAAAGTCATTTGTTCTTGTATTTGCAATCTCCTAGAAAAGATCTCTACAAGTCTACCAAATTTACTTAACCCCAAAACCTTTTCTCCTGGAATATAAGCAATATGTACCTTACCAAAAAATGGCACCATATGATGTTCACAATGACTCCAGTAATCAATATCTCTTATGATAACCATATTATCATTATCTGTGTCAAACTTAGCCTTAAACAATTCTTCAGGATCTTTTTCATAACCCGAAAAAATTTCTTTATACATTCTCGCCACCCTATTTGGTGTTCCAACTAAACCTTGTCTGTTTACATCTTCACCTTTAAGGCTACCTAAAAGCGTGCTAACCGCAGCTTCTACCACCTCTAACTGATTATCCTCTGCCATGTGTTTTATGGTTAATAATATAATTTAATAAGCGACCCTTGATAACCTACTCTTAAAAAAGAACTGTTCACAATCATTTAAATAAAGATCATTAAACTCACTAGCATCCTCCCATTGTGTAGTACTAAATAGAATAGTTGGTCTAGTAATTGTCTTACTTTTCAAGAACGCTTTAGCATTTTTATAATCCTCCACGCTCTTTATATTAACCTTTAAATCATCCTCCTCTTTTAACAAAGGCAAATTAGACATCCTAATAGTATTACTTTTTTTATTTGGAGGTGTAAGGTTTAAAACAAATTTAACTTTTGGTAGCCCCCGAACTGGCCCGATGTCTTCTTTCGCAGAAGTAATAAACACAACTTGTTTACCTTTTGATACAAGACCTTCAATCAATGGTTTAATTTCTGGCTCATCCGATAAGTTTCCATAAATTGCTACAGTGCGCAATTTAGAAATACTTAAAATATCAGTAACTAGGCTATTCAAACCCATATTTACTGCGTCTTTCTTTGCTAGAAAATTTACAAAAATACAGGGAACTCCTGCATCTCTACCTTCTAAAAAGAACATCTTACTAATTGGTGCAACTTTCATAATATATTTTTAGTTAATTAAATACCTCTCTTTATATCATTACCGTGAACGAACATATATAGCCTATTTGATAGGTTATAGCCTTTAGTTAAACAAGCATTCCAAAGAATACCTATGCTTCTAATTACACCTCTAGAATCTATTGTTAATGGTTTCAACCAAACTTTATCTACAGGAATTTTAAATAATCTCACCAACTCATCTACTTCTTTTATATCTTCTTCTGAATCTACTTCAAATATAAAATTAGCTTTATCACTATCTAAGTAAAACTGAATAATACTTTCTTTAATCCTTCTACCGAAAGTTGACTTTGGGTCACCATTTAAAGAATTACTTAGTTTTATACTCACATTATATCTATCCACAATTTTATCTACTGGTTTTAATGGTTGTATCAAACCATTTGTTTCAATCTCTACATATGGAATATTACCATTGCGCGTTTTTTGAAACCTTTTATACAAAGTTAAAAAAGACTCCTGTTGAAGTAAAGGTTCACCACCTGTAACCAACCAATGCATTTTATCTCCTTTAACATCATCAATAATAGATAAAACGTCCTCCACGCTTGTGACCTTGCTATTTAATTTCATTGACTTTAAATTTTTACTCCAAGCATATCCTCTCTTATCATTCCTATCTTCTAAATTTGTACCAAATAATCTGATACATAAAACAGGCTTACCAGAATCTACCCCCGAACTTTTAATCGTTCTGTATATCTCGCAAACATCAAGCTTACTATTGTCCATAAAAAATAAAGTGTTACTAATTAAAGAGAAACACCCCAAAAACCTAAAACAATAATATTCTACTTTTTTAAAATTGTCAACTTTTTATTATTGTATTTTATTTTGATACGCATAGTCCCCAAAAACCTCCTTTACTTTTTTGTTTCTCGCTAAAGCAGCTTCTTCCATTTCTTTTATTAAATTTTTGAGTGTTTCCATATTATTTATTAAGGTTATTAGAATTAAATTTACAGTATTTTTTTATATAGTCTTCTGCTTCTTGTTTTTTACCTTGCTGGAAAAGTCTAAATACTGCAAAAGTTTTCATTAAACTTTCTACGTCATTCGTCCAAAATTCTTTCACATACTTCACACATATATCATTTAGTATATCGTAGGCTGGGGCAAGTTCCATGCTACTTAAATCTCCAGTAATGTCTTGTGTATTTATAAGGTGACCCCTTTTGATATCCCAAGAATAATCACTCTTCAACTCACACCCATTCTCATATAGCCATCGAGATAATTCTAGGCTTGTGTAATTCTTCTTATCCATATTTATTTATTAAGGTTATTTCTTAGTAATTTGTTTTTCTGGAGTGTTCATTTTAATTTATTTAAATAATACTTCTTGCTGTAGTCTTTCATTGCATATATCTACATACTTCTGTTCTTTCTCTATCATTATAAAATCCCTTCCTGTATTTCTACAAGCAACACCTGTTGTTCCGCTTCCTGCTGTGAAGTCTAAAACTAAATCACCTTCATTTGTGTAGGTTTTAATTAAATATTCCATTAACGCTACTGGTTTTTGTGTTGGATGAACAGAATCTCTGCTGCTTGGTTTACTAAATTTAAGTATTGTTTTTGGGTAATTAGTCCATTCTTGTAAATATTTGGCTTTGTGATTTTCCCTTCTATATTGATTTTGTTCATTTGCTTTTTCTTCTCTTTGCTTATTCACTATTTTACCATAAGGAATTAAACCTTGAGGATTATACCTCATGTTTCTCTTACTCCCATTAGCACAAGTTCCATCCGAAAAAACGGAGATCAATTCATTAAGTTGCATAGGTCTCAGTTTTGCTACTGTATGAGCAGTAGGTGTTACTTTATTCCACACCCAATCATACTTATAGTTCTTAATATTACTCATTCTCAAAGCACTACTGAATGGTTCACTTCCAAATAAAACAATCGCACCATTCGACTTAATCAATTTATTCAACCTTTCCCACATAGGAGCAAAAGGTATAACAGAATCCCATTTACAAGCTGTTGTTCCGTATGGTGGGTCACAAATTATTGCGTCAAAAATTATTCCACGTTCAATAAGTTTATCCATCACCTCTAAACAATCTCCTTGTATTACTGTGTTTTTCATATTAATTTAATTGGTTATTTCTTAGTTTCAAATTCATCCATCTTTTCTTGACATATAGAGAGTAGGCCATAATTAGGGCAATCGGGGCGATTACATACGAATATAGTGCCTGATAAAGCTGGTGAGT